CTAACTCACTTTAAACTGTCCAGCCGAACTGCCACCAGGTACCACAACCAGCGCATTAGCAGTGATCTCATCAACAACTGCATTCGCAATAGCTTGTGCTAATATCGATGCTTGAGCATGTTCACCAGCGATAACAATACCGCCCTTAACCATCTCTGCTTCAATCTTACTTTTTAATGCTGACTTACTTAATGCCATATTATTTCCCTGCAAAAACGGTAGTGGAACCATCAACATGTGGCTTACCCGTGAATGGGCAAATACTGGCGCAGGTTATCACCCCTTTTCCGCCATTTAATTTAATCGTATCTGCATCTTCGGTTATATTCTTGGCTTTAATGATCAGTGATTTTGCACTATCGAGATGCGTGTCTTCTGCGCTTTGTATTTTAACTTCTTTGTTACTGCCTAAAAGCAGGTTATCCAACGAGGTAATGATCGCCTTTTCACCAACGAGTATTTTCAACGCACCCATGATTTCATTTACCTGGTTACCGTCTATTTTATTAATGTCGTGCGTTGCAACCTTAGTGCTGCGCTCAAAGTAATTCTGTTCGCTGGTTTGGGCTTCAACTATAGATTTCTGGCTGTTCTGTTTTATTTCACCATCTGTCTGCAAGTGCCAATCACCATTACTGCCAACTAATTTACTGCGATGCGACAGCTGCAGACTCACATCGGTTGAACGATGATCGGGTACCAAAGTATGCCAGGGTAAAAGCGACGTGATCACCGGCAGTGAATCAAGACCATCAATATATTGAATTAAGCACTGCATGCCAGGTGTTGGTTCGACGAACAGACCATGTTCATGTCCCTGCCCTGACGCAATACTCACTTGCTCAAAGACAGGAACGACTAATGGCTTACCTGTCACCGCATCTAATAATTGAATATCGGCCGATTTGTATGCACGAAATGCACTGCTTACACTGGCACCATTAACTGGCATATCATAAATTTTCTCTATTCGTGCCAATTGCGGTAAGTGTTTACGCTGTCCTAATTCGGGAAAGTAACGTAATACTAAGCGACGTATAGCGTTTTTGACCATCTGATAACCTGCTTGTTTCCTGTTAATGTCACTTCAGTAATATAACGTCCATTAAGTTTTAGCCCTGGGCGTAACTTAGGGATCGCAATTAATTCGCCTTTAGTCGAGCTAATCGGCTTGATTGGGTGTTCTGAAAAATCAGTGATAACCGACTTGGCCCAACCGGAATCATGCCAACTGCCTACGTAGATCTTGCCATCAGGACGTTGTTGAAAAATATAATCCGGTACCTGATATATTTTCCCCAACTGGCGCAATACCGATATGCCATCTCCTTGATGATAAAAACAAGGGACGGGCTGATTGATATACTCTGCATCGGGATAAATAAAATGAAGACCGGTGGCCGAGAGCTGGTCCAATATATCTTCCATCGTCGCAAAACGGATTGCCATGTTAGCCGGCAGTGACAATGCGCCGAGTAATTCACGACAAGTCAGATACCAACGGCCAGATGATTGATACTTAGACTCGATGACACCCATGAAATAAGGCTGCAGGTTATCAACCCTATAGCCAAGGTGTAACTCCACGATGCCTTTCGGTTTTTGTTCACAAGTAATAACAAAGCTGGCGCGACCAGGGCTAAACAAATCAAGTTGCACACTGTTATTGATAATATTAGTTACGGGCTCACCACCAATGGTTAGTACGGTGGTTAGTCGTGCTGAATCAGGTTTATCCATACCCTTAGTCATAAGTTAGGGACCCTCGACATTTTCAAATTGCTGTTGCAATGAGTTGTGACCATCACTGCTTTGTGGCGCTGTATTGTTACTGGCTTCAACATCGAGCTGCAGCTGTTCGCGATCTGACTTACTCATGACTTCAAGTAAGTTAAAACTGATTATCCAGGACTTCATTTCATCATCCTCCGTCGCACTCATTTCGCCATCAAACTTCGCTTTACGTACTTTGAATGATTCTGCAACATCACAATTCACGGTGCGGATCATTCTGGCGCCGTGTTCATCTAGTTCTTTGGCTTTTGATATGAGTTTGGCTAAGTCTGACTTTTCATTAAAAGGTATCTTGGTTGTCACTGATAATACTGCAGGTTTAACCCCGTTATCTGATGACAGAGTTAAAGAACCGTAACCACTTAAATCTTCGCCAGCTAATTTGAAGCTGCATTTTATCCTGGTTTCATAACCGGGTACTTGCCAACCATCGAGCGCTATCATAAAAACAGTTCCTTCATCGGTTCAAGTTCACTGCTATTGCCCACGAACGCACAAAAAGCCCAATACGCTTTATCATCACCAAGACCTTGCAGTTTATCGGCTAAGCCTTTAGCTGAATTGGCGCTGATACTAATGCAATTTAAGCCAATGCTAACTTTTTTAAATTGAGTGACTAACAAGCGGTTGTCACGTTCAGACTTTAATTGTTTACACTCAGTCATTGCGCTGTCTATATCGCTTATCAGTGATTCCCCTGTGCTACTAACTAGCGCCAACAATTCATCATTATGCTTATTGCTCAGTGCTAATAAACTACGATTATCATTTATCACGCCCCACTCGATTGATTGTTCAGTACCGCTAGGTAGTTTCGTTTTATCAGTATCGAGCGTGGCTAAGCTTTGATGATAACGAGCAGTTTCAACAAATACTGGCAACGGACAATAAGCATTAATTACTAACAGCTTATTAGCCAAATCACTTGGCATGTCACTACTCACCCAAAGCACATAAGCATTAAAATCATTTGGCCGACAAGTTCGGCTAATGTCCTTTATCGCATTGGCCAGCAAACTAGCCCCGACTGCTGATGCGCAAGGGCTTGATAGGCTTCAACTTGCGCCTTACCTGTGACTGGTGTGGTGATGACAATAATTTCAGGACTGATGTTTTGGTCCATGGCTTTATCGATAAGTGCAAATTCATCATCACCTTGGTTGATAGGGATCGCCCAACCAGACACTAATGCATCACCATTACGCACCCATGCGGTTAATTGTGTTTTCAATGCAGTATCATCTGCTGAAATCAGTTCATCCAATTCAGACTGTGCATTAATCGGTACTATTTTGTTTATGTTCAACGTACCAACACCGATAAATAATGCTGAACGCTCCACTTCTTTTGTTGCTCCGCTACCCGTATTTAATGCGGTAACTAAAACCTTGCCTTGTGCCATATGTTTACCCTTTTAGCGGAGGCGAAATGCCTCGTCCAACATGTAGTTTTTTAATTCTTTTTGTTCATGCCTGTTTTGGCCCATGAACGAACGCGCTGGTAATTTAACGTCCCAACTCGATTTAGCCTTTTTATTACCCCGTAAAATACGCAGTATGAGTCCGGCTTGTCCCACGGATATATTTTCAGTTATCCATTTAAGCGACGGTACTTTCCAACTTTTGCCGCGCTTTTTTCGGATCTTATAACAACTATCACGCAGTGACTTTGCTTGCTTGCGTGATGCCAGAGCCCCGTAATCAGGCACCCCATTAATTTTTACTGCTTGCTGAGCCGTTTTCGTTAATGTGATACCTTCTTGATGCACTCTGGCTATTTGTCCTAACCGTTTATTACCAAAGGTAACCGTCGCATTATTGGGTGTGGTATGAACCTGAATGCCTTTACCCAGTCGCCTTAACATGCGTTTTTTACGGCCATCACTGCGACCTTGCCAATTGGTACCGGATAACCCTCTTTGCTCTTTTAATCGCGCTTTGGTATCTCGTCTTACTTGCCGACCCGCACCACGTAAAATACGGCGACGCTTATTGGCATCGAGCGTTAACAGGTCTAATTCTTTTAACGCGCTATCGGTGGGAATACCGATATTCAGCATTTATTATCCCATCCCACATTCGGTATCTAACTCAAATGACGCTGCGATCCAAAGACTCTGCTCACCAAAATCAAAACGCTTGGTTTCGCCTTGAAACTCCAACTCAAACGGCCCGTTAATATCTTCAACTAGCATCACATCTTCTGCGAACCGTTCGATCGTTAACTCGATTTCAGCGCTGTTGTCATCATTAATATCCAGGCTAAATTCCACATCATGACTGTCGTCTTTTTCTGCATTTGTCATTAACCAAAAACTCACATAAGTTGCGATCAATTCAACAGGGGCATTGCATGGATTAATGCTGATCACACCACTGTAAAAAAATCGTGCAGCAAGCAACCCTGTTCCGTTTATTCGTTTGCTGGCGTGTTCAATTCGCCCACCTTCAATCCAACTATCAAACTCACCAGCTCTGGCTAAATGTCGACCCTTGTAGGTAGCCGATACCAGGTACTGCACTAAACGTTGTAATTTACTTTGGCTCATAACAATTCAACGCCTGAATTCGTTGTTTTCATCATTTGACGCAAAGCCGTGTCACTTTCTGCTAACCAGTATTCTTGGTTATCACTAGCCATTACTTGTTGTGCAGCTCGTTGGTCACGATGTGTTTCACCTAGACGGCTGATTAACAACTTGGCTTTAGCGCGGCAATACACGGCGCGTTGGTACATAAGGATTAATGTATTCACACCATTAATTTCATTAAGGTTCACATCTTGTAACTGTTCGACCAGTTGCCAATGGCATAAGCGGTATTTTGCTAATGCCTGGTTAACATCGAGCATAGCGAGCACTAATGTTCGTTTAACCTGTCCGCTGTTGTTGGCGTATTCCGTGGCGATCGCGTAATCAGTGATAAATTCAGCACTGCCAAGGTTTGGATAAAAGCCGTTGTTGACTACATTTTCATTGCTTACTTGTACCAGTGGCATACCGGTTAAATTCATCACATTACTCACTTCTAATAGGTCGGCTCTGGCCACTGCGATAAGGAGCCTATTTCACTACTGTGAATAAGTCCAACGCAGCCGAACCGGTGGCGCGAGAGTCATTACGATTCGTTGTCTTTACCAATGGTTTTGGCGATTTCTCTGACCATCTTTTTAACGCCCGCGTTGTCATTTAACGCGGTTGCTTTGGTGCCGTAGGTATAGGCATTGCCTAAGTTAAATACGCTTTGTTCTAACTTTGCAGCCATGGCATATAGCTTGCCGCCAATCAATTCACTTAACCGCCATTGATGAGTTTCCAACAGCTGGATAAATTGGGTGAATAAGTTAATCACTTGGCTACGCTCTACGGCATCACGGCCTTTGCTTAAATGTTTAGCCCCTTCGTCATAAAGCTGGTCGATTAAAAATGTCGGCCAATCTTGGTTACTAAAGCGCCCTGGTAAACGCTGGTTTTGCGTCACTAACAAAGGCAAGAATTCAAAGGCTGTTTTCCAGTGTCCAAGGTCAACAAGCCAAATCACCACCCAAGCCAGCACCATGTTCTGATGGTTGGTTCCTTGTGCTTGATAGCGACGTAAATAATCCAGGTACTGATGGCTCTCAATCGCCTGCGCTTTGTATGCAATTTTGTCTTCGATATGAGAAAACTTTTTAAGTTGAGCAAGGTCGGAATCCATTGCCGCTTTGAAAAAATCAAACTCATCCATAATGCCTTCGGCGCGGCTTGGTTCGGTTGCGACAACCTTGCCATTTTTCACTATCGCTGTGACCGATTGATCAGGACCGTTTGCTAGGTCCACACCGATAATCGTTGCCTTGGTTTTACGTTGATTTCGTTTGACTATGCTCATTTCAAAAAACTCTCTGCTTGGGAAATAACTGACTTACCGTGATAAGCCAGTGGTTCATTTAGGTTATGGATTCAACAACGACTAAGACCAAACCCAGTGGTCAGGGTTATCCGCATCAAAGTCACCCGCAGCTACAGCAGGGTCTTTCACCTTATCCAGCTTCACGCTACCCGCTTCAAAGAAAGCGATCTTTTCCATGTCGTTGATGTAGTAACAATCGTTACGTGATTGATAATCTTCGACACGCTTCTTCTTGGCGTTATTTTCAATCGAAGTGCGCGTTGAACCTGATTGCACGTAATGACAAAGGTTGTCGAACGAGGTAATTAAGATGCCACGGTCAGGGAAGAACGGGATCTTATACGCCTTCAAACCACCAAAGGTTTCAATGATCTGTTCTAGTTCAATTTTGTCTTTTTCACTGGGGGTATGCGCTTGCTTGGCATAAAGCTTGTTCTTTTCTTTGGATAACAGCTCATCACCAATAATAGCGACTAGACCAATGCGTTTATGGGCTGGGATCGCTTGCAGTAAATCATGCACTGCTTGACCAAGGTTTTCATAATCACCGCCCGAACCAATACGGATCTCATCGTCTTTTTGCTCACCGTCAGCAAATACATTGGCGGCATTATCACGGCGAACTAGCGCCAGCCAACCGATGTTCACATCTTGCATCATTGGATATGTTGCGATATCCGTTACTTTGGCGGCGCTTGTACCGTTCCAACCAATTTTGATGATATCCAGTGCAATGGCTTGGCGAACATGAGCGCGAAAACGGCTGTGGAAATCGGGAAACTTAGCCCACATATCCATGCGCTGCCACGTAATGTGGGTATCACATTCCACCGGATAACAGCGGTATTCACGGTCAGTTAAACCCAGCGGGTCTTTGGTGCTACGACTTTTAGTGTCATCATCTTCTACACCCGCACGACCAGTCACGCCGCCACTGATACCTGCAGTAATCGAGCTACCGACTAAATCATCGACCATTTGCGTATCAATGCGCTGTAAGAATTCAGCACTTTGATATACCTGATCATACAGCGTCTGCTCAATCGATGGCTCGACACTGAACTGCTCTGATACGGAGGCGACCCCGTAATTGACAGCTAATGCAGACACAACAGCGGCAAAAACTTGTGTTGTTTTAAGCTTCATTAATTTTGTTCCTATTGCTAAAGAAGGTTGTGGTATTTGCCATTCTCACCAAGGTGTTCTTCTTCACCTTCAGTGGTCGTTGACGCTGGTTCTTTAATTGCATCGCTGACGGTTTTGGTCAGTGCTTCAACTTGCCCAACTAAGCTATCCACTTTGCCATCAAGCGCCGAGAATTCAGCCGTTGGTTTATCAGCACTGGTGTCTGTTAGGTTGTCGGTATCCATATCGTCAACCGGTGTTGGTGCAGTACTCTGCTTAGCCAGTAAGGCTTGCGTTGCTTGGGTATTGGCTTCCAGTGCTTGGCTAAATTGCAGCAAGGGTCCACCGAGTGCGTCAGTCATCGCGGCAGCAAAATCTTCACGTTTCATGTCGTCATCATCCTTATTAAAATTAAAGAGTTTTTTAAACAGGCTCTTTGTGGGTTTAGCCGCTTCTTCTAATGCTAATGACACCTTTAATAGGTCAGTATCTGAAGGTGTATGCTCTGCATTGGTATTAGCAGCCAGCGTATTCGTAACGTGTTCTTTGCCTTGTTGACTAAAGTGAATACGGTCGGTGTAGGTACTCGCGGGATAATCCGTCACAGCAAGTCCAGTTAAGTAGGTTTGCCCTGACTTCATAAAGTCGCGATCAATTTCAATACTGAAATACACCGCTTGGTCGGCTTGGTTCAACTGAACAAATGACGCATTAGGCGATAACACGGCGTATAACACTTTGATGCCATCTTCATTTTTAGCCGTACTCAGTTCAATGACATCACCGAGCATCCCGCCTTTGATATCAATGTTGCAAAGGTTCTTCGCAGCCCAACCAGACCAATTAAATTCGTGGTCTAAATTGATACGTGCGCCGTACTTTTTATATTTGTAAGTAGCAACAATATCGTCGATATCTTTTTCTGATATTTCTCGACCATCTACCGTTAACCCCATGGCGGCAATGGCAAGTGGAAT